ATTAAAGAAAATAGCAAAAGAGACCCTACTCATCTCAGTGAAGTAGACCTAGATGACTGGAAAGATTGGGACTTTTATTACCAGAACAATTCTACAATAGAGCATCTTGCACAATTCGCAAGCGTAGTGTATAATGAATTTTTGTAATTTTTTCTTGCTAATCGCTTTTAAATAGTTTATAATATAATTAATGATGCGGAGTTAGCTCAATGATAGAGCAAGGGCTTCTAACACCCTTTGTTGTGGGTTCAATTCCCACACTCCGCTCCAATTGAAAGATAGCAGGATGACACTCAAGGAACGTTATGAACTGGTTATTCGCTGGAGAGATCAAACTGAAAAATTTGATCCTTGTAATTCTTACACTAATACCTTAATTGAGTTAGTTTGTGACATGGCGGAAGAGATTAATAGACTGGAAGTAGTACCATACAAATGAATTTTAAAGCAATCTGTAAATATTTAGCTAGTAGTATTACGAACGACATTTACACAAAAGAAACAGTGGATGGTCACACCTTGATAGATGGTTTAATTCTGAATACTTTTAGCGGGCAGGGATTCTATGTTGATGGACAATATTTTGAGAGTTTAAATGCCTAAAGAATATTCTGAAACATTTGAACACCCATTTGAAATCAAGGAATTTAAACCCTGTGCTTATTACCTTGAAGGCATGGATGATTTGACTTTTATCACGGAAGATGTGAGTTGGCGGGCAGAAAATAATCCTGACCAAATGATACAAGTCCTGTGGCATCCCTACGAGGATAGACCTGTGGGATTCACAATAGAAAATCCCAGAGCATTTTTGGAAAAATATATAAAGGAGAGAGAAATGGAAAAATCAACGTAGAACGACGACACTACTTTAAGAATATATGCTTTAGTAAGAAGGGATTTAAGTATGACACCTGGCAAAATGGCAAGTCAGGCGGGTCATGCTTTTCTTAATGCCTACTTATTAGCAGACCCATAGGTAGCAGAAGAATATCAAAAGGACGGTATAGGAACTAAAGTCTGTCTCCGAGCTAAGAACGAGAGTCAGTTACGAATTGCGTATAAAAAAGCACAGGCGGCTAATTTGCCCTGTAGTCTAATCATAGATTCAGGGCACGTTATGCCGCCTTTTTTTGACGGCTCACCTATAGCTACTGCTCTAGGTATTGGGCCAGTTCAACGGCACGAGGTAAGCCATATTACCGACAAATTTGAATTAAGTGAATAAGCGAAGGTAGCTCATTGGTAGAGCACAGAGCGGAAGAGCTTAAATATTATCGTAGTAATAAATAAGCAGTTTTCTTCGTACTCTGGGTAGTGATCACCTCTACGAAGGTGGTGTCATGGTTCGATTCCCACCCTTCGTACCATTAAATAAGGAGAAACAAAATGAAATATGAAAATTTTGATAATAAAAAAGAATATCTAGCCTACCGTAAAGAATGGGCAGAGATATATAAAGACTTAAGTAGGGCTATTAGAGAACTAAAAGCCAAAAGAAAACAATTCCGATGGAAGTATCGTGAAAAAGGGATGAACGCCCTGAAAAGAAAGACTAAAATTGGGGTGAATCCTAACTATCATAAAGATGCCCATTGGAAAGCAGCTGCTTTAAGAGTAGATGCTAGAACTATGATGGAAGATTTAGAGGCAGCAAAAGCACGTTCCTGGGAACTAAAACAAAAAGTCAGAAAGGAAGCTGCTTAATAACTCCATATTTTTCTTGCTATATAGTATAAAATCGTTTATAATATATAGAATGACATATGAAGAATTAATCGCAAAAATTAAATATAACGATACATTATATTACACAGAAGAACTTCAGCCAGAAATATCTGATGCTGTGTATGATGAATTATATTTAAAACTAGAGGCTTTGGAAAAGGCACAGGGCTGGCGGCATCACGACAGCCCTACCTTACTAGTAGGTGGTGGAATTAAAGGAAAAGTTAAGCATAAGTATCCTCTTTATTCTATGCGAAAAGTGTATGATAAAGAAGAGATAGATGCTGAGTTTGATGTTCAGACTCCTAAAATTGATGGAACGAATCTTACTCTGACGTATAGTAAAGAAGGAAAATTAGTTCTGGCTCTTACAAGAGGAGACGGAAAATTTGGACAAGATGTTACACACTTAGTGGCGGGGTTAAACGGAATACCTAAATCTTTTAGTACGCTATTGAATTGGCAAGATTTAATAATAACAGGAGAATGTGTTACGGATAATGAAGTGGAAAATTTTCGTAATTATGTTTCGGGGGCACTCGGTCTTAAACGAGTAGAAGATTTTAAAGAAAGAAATATTAGATTTATCGCCCATGATTGGTTAGGTGACACTCTTAACTACTATGACAGAATGGGATACTTAGGCAGTAAAGGTTTTACTACTGTTTTAGACAAAGAGGTACTCACTAAGTATCCACACGATGGAATTGTCTATAGAATCAATAGCTATAAACGCTGCCAAGAACTAGGTTATACTTCTAAGTACCCGCGCTTCGCAATAGCTTTAAAAGAGAGAGGCGTTCTAACCGCTACCACTATTTTACAGAGAGTTGATTGGTCTGTAGGTAGAACAGGGACAGTTAATCCAGTCGGAATCATTGATCCAGTTATGATTGACGATGCTGAAATTTCAAGAGTTACCTTACACAATATTGAATACATAGAAAATGAAGGATTAGGACTAGGAGATGAAATCGAGATCGAAAGAGCAGGAGGCGTCATACCTAAATTTATTCGGGTTGTTGCACATTCCATTCTTGGCAGGCAGGTCACTGCCGAAGATGCTGAACGGGCTATCGGTGGTGGTGTGAAACGTAGTGGCCCCAAACTATATGTTACGGACCCAGAAGCCCATGGGACAGTTAAACTCCTGCAACATTTTATTAAGACTCTCCAAATAAAAGGTTTAGGACCGCAAAGTGTCGCAAAAATGGGACTTCAACATCCGGTGGATTTATACGAATCTCACAATTGGAAATTGTTAGGCGCCAATGGTGCAAAAATAATTGACGAAATAGAACGAAGTAAAACCAAACCTTACAATCTTGTATTAGCCGCTTTAGGTATTGAAGGTGTAGGACGTTCTATGTCAGAAAAAATAGTACAAGTTATACCTAGATTTGATAGACTTAGAGAAGTAGAATACCACAATATTCCCACAGTAGGACCCAAAACAGTAGAAAAGATACTTATTTGGCTGGATGAAAATGAATCATGGGCTACTAAACTACCTCTACAATTAGAACAAAAAGATTCGGTTGATGATATATTATCCTCTGACGAAAAACGAAAGGTCTGTATTAGCGGGAAAGTAGACATGACAAAAGCTGATTTAACAGAACATTTAGAAAGTAAAGGATTTAAAGTAATAAGTTCAGTAACAAAAGATTGTTACGCCTTAATTACTGCTGGTGTTCCAACATCTAAATATAAGAAAGCAGAACAGTACGGCATAAAAATTGTTGATTATTGGTCGAACCGAACTAATATTTTAAATGGAGTTATATAGCGATTTAATTTGAATTTCTTCTTGCTTAATTCAAAAGGTTTTGTTATAATTTCATTATCATAAGTTGAATTAATATTTAACCAAAAAATATTTTCAATTTAGAGGGCAGGAGAAATTACACACTTAAATTTTTCTTGCTAATCTGTTAAAATTTGTTTAAAATTAGAAATTAGAAAGGAAATTCCTTTCTACACAATACACACAATGAAAGAGGTAAATAAATGAGCAGTAAATACGAATACACGAAAGAGATGGTTGAGCGTATGAGCGCGGTCTTTACTGATGGCGTTACAGAATCGCAAATTGAAGCCCTTTGTAAAGAGTTTGAGTTTCCACGTCGTTCCGTAACAGCAAAGGCTCGCAAACTTGGGTATGATGTACCTAAGAAACCGAGTGAGGCTCCTAAGTTTAGCGCAGAGGAAACCGAAGCATTAAAGAGCTTTTTGGTAAGCAATAGCGGAGTTTATACCGCCGAAGAAATTGCAAGAACTCATTTCTCAAACTTTGAACCCCGCCAGATCACTGGTAAGGCTCTAAGTCTTGAAATGACTCAGCATATTAAGCCTGCTGAAAAGAAGGTTGCTCCTAAGACATACACCGATGCCCAAGAGGCGGTTATCCGCGACATGGTTGGAAACGGTGCTTGGCTAGAAGATATCGCAGAAAAGGTTGGCAAGTCTGTCAATTCGGTACGCGGTAAGCTTTTGAGCATGGAGCTTAAGGCCCCTCAACGGGACAAGAAGGAAGCTAAGAAGGACGCGTACGCTGGTATCGAAGACCTATTGGACCAAACAGTAGAAGAGCTAGCAGCACACTTTGAAAAGACTAATAGAGGTGTGAAGACCGTTTTAGCCCGCCGTAAGCTTACGTGCAAAGACTATACTCCAAAAACAGTAGATAAAGACTAATAGTTTTTTTCCTACTTTTTGAAATTCAACGGCAGGGGATATTATAATTTCCTGCCGTTTTTTTGCTTGAGGAAATATGCAGGCTGAGTTTAACTTACATAAATTATCAGATGAAAAATTAGAAAATATCTTATTAATGAGTGAAACAGCGACAAACATATATATTCACACATTGATAGAGAAACACTACCCTCAAGTAGAGGTTAATTCTGATACTTACACAAGCTTAAAAATAGGCTATAAAAGCAGTTTTGTTTTAGAGCGTTATTACAGGACTAATCTTACAGTACAAAGAGGTTTCACAGCAGTTTATACCAGAACTGGTCTCATCAGAAACATAATTAACGATATATATTACACGGAAGATGATTTGATTACACACTAATGAAAATATTTTGTGACTTAGACGGAGTTCTGACTGATTTTGATAAAGGAGTCAGAAAGATATTTAGAAAAGAACCAAGCGAATTACCTGGCTTTGTTCTATGGCCGACCTTAATTAAAACCCCCGATTTTTATACTAATTTAGAGTGGATGGCAGACGGTAAAGAATTATGGAATCTTATTAAACGTACTCATCCTACCATTTTAACAGGAATTCCTAGAGGTAAATGGGCCGAACCTCAAAAACGAGAATGGTGCAAAAGAGAGTTAGGAGAAGATGTTCCAGTTATAACATGTCAATCGCATGTAAAACAATCATACTGTAACCCTGGAGACATTCTAATTGATGATCGAGAAACTATTGGAGTTAAATGGCAAGAAGCAGAAGGAATATTTATCTTGCATACCTCTACACAGAGTACAAAAGAAAAACTGATGGAACTAAAATAAGACCTAATTCCCAACGAGCTGACAAAATTCTGTCAAAAATCAATTGACTAAAAGTTAAAAATCTAGTATAATATTTATACTAGATTTTTTTTATGGGCAAGAAACAAACAACCGAGATTCCCGAAGCTAAAATTAGAATAGCTATATGGGAACTAAAATCAGGAAAGACTAAAAAGAAAGCGTGCGAAACTTTGGGCATAGCTTATAATACTACTCGTCTTGGTAAAATCATAGAAGAGTTCAAAGAAAGAGTAACTCGTGATAAAGAATTAAGAGAAAAGAAAAAAGGAAAGCCACTTTCTGAAGAAGATGTAAAATTTATTATTAGTAGCTATTTAGAAAATCAGCCACAATATAAAATTGCAGACCAGTTATATATATCGTCTGCCAAAGTTAAAAAGACCTTATTAGAAAATGGCATCCCTATTAGGGGTAGAGGCAAAAAAACTCCCGCACAGACAGACCATATTACACAAGACTTAACTATTAAGTTTCATAAAGGAGATAGGGTATTTGTTCCTACATTAAACGAAACTGGTATTATCCATGAAGTTTGGGACGAAGATTATGTAGACTATTTCTCCGAAGGGTACCCCAAGTCAGTAGAACTTTCTGAATGGAAAAACTTAAAGAAAGACCAGGAACCTAAAGTGGGGGTTCATTATGAAAGCTATTGGGTGTTGCCAAACGGTGACTCAAGTTGGAAGACTGGTGCCTTACAGAACCATCTAAGTATGATTAATCAACTTATCATAGACACCGGAAGAGAATATTATAAACTATGGGTAACAGAGACAAAACGTTGGCATACAGCCAAGCGAAGCGACTTATTTCCTATAACAGAGGTACAATGAAG